CGTGAATGGATCTTTAATACGTTTAAAGACACTCGTCATATGGTATTTGACGATGATTTAGATTTTGTTGTGAAAGAACCAAATCCTGGCGAAGGTACTAAATGGTTATCTCGTCGTTTTACTGACGAAGATTTTACCGAAGCATTTGGTCTTTTAGAACAATGGATGGATGAAGGTATTGCTTATGGTGGATTCTTACCAGCTTGGGTTATCCCAGATGTCAAGCAATGGCCAATTCGTGAATGTCAACGTATGATGACTAACTGGTTCTTTAATGGTCCAAAAATTCCACGTGATTTAGAATGGAGTCGAGTAGCTGCTGCCGAAGACTTTGACGTAAATCTTCAGCTTCTAACTCGTGGATTTAAGAATCGTATTAGTTCTAAATATATGGTAACATGTTCAGAAACAAATGCAGAAGGTGGTTGTTCTACATGGCGTACTCTTGAAGTACATAATGAAGCTCAATTGCTTCTTGCTGAATTGTGGCCAGACTTTGTTAAAGTACGAGAAAAGATTGTTCCATCTGGACCGTGGAAAGGTCAAGTTAAATTGGCAACTACTATTCAACATAAAAAAGCATATGAGTCTAGTCAAGTTAATAGCTTGGAGGAATTTTTTGGATGAAATATGCGAGTATTGTACCTCTTATTGGAGGCGAAACCATTGCAATGGAAAATGCATTTGGAAAAAGACCGGAGTACATTTTAAGTTATGAGCCATTTCAACACAACGATCTTCATATTGTCAACCACTATAAGGGAGAGGTTCCTTACCATTTGCTTGATGGCGATAACAGTTCCTCTAATTATCCCTATGTCGATGTTGTTAATACTGTTTGTCCTTGCGCTGGTCTTAGCAGCTTATCTCCTTCGGCTAGTAGTACAAATAGCGCTAATGATTGGATGTTTGTTACTTCTGAGTATGTCTTGGGTACTATGGCTCCTCGAGTCTTCTGGGGTGAAAATGCCCCGCGCTTGGCAAGTAAAATGGGAGAACCTGTCGTTCAACGTCTTAGAAAAATTGGAGAAAAGTATGGATACACCTTTACTATCTACAAAACGAAATCCATTTTACACGGGCTCTCACAAGTAAGAGATCGTACGTTTTATTTTTTCTGGAAGGACGATAGAGTACCTGTTTTTGAATATATAGAAAGGGTACACGAAAAGATTGAGGAAACGATACGCTCCGTGAAGCGGGATCCCGATGATCCAATGAGTAAAGTCCTCACAAACTCTCGAGTCCCATCTGAGAATCCTTTTTATAGGTATGTACTTGAAGAAATTGAAGGAGGTATTACTCATAAAGAGTTCTCTGCTAAGATTGAAAGAACTACAAATCCATTAGACTATATTGAGTCCAAAGGGATTAAATATAGAAAAGTAGCTGAATGGATGGAAGAGCATGGTTACGAACGTGAGGCAGCTAAGTGCAAACGTATGCATGATAAGCTAGCATCAGGTGGTAACATTATGCGCAAAAATACAGAAATTCCTAAAAACTTTATTGGCGCCTTCGTAGGCCATATGCCAACTTCTATTGCTCACCCAGACGAAGATCGATATTTAACTATACGTGAAGCAATGTCAATTATGAAACTACCCGAAGATTTTCAGTTGTCGGGTGGACTCAAAAACCTAAATCATATCTGTCAAAACGTACCCGTTACTACAGCTACAGATATGGCAAATCAAGTTAAAAAATACCTAGATAATGAACTAGATTCTATTGATACCAATTTTATGATTCAAGACAATAAAACTAAAACATTAAATTACGAACAAATTGGTGTACAATTGGATCAATTTATGGTATAATAATAGTATTATTACCAAGGAGAAATATATGTCTATAATGGATAAATTGAAAAAGAACTCAAAGGTGAAGACCACCTCGGTTCTATCTGAGTCGCAATTCTTTAATGAAAAAGATCAAATTGCGACTGATGTACCAATGGTAAACGTGGCTTTATCTGGTTCTATTGATGGAGGTTTGGCACCAGGTCTTACTGTTCTTGCCGGTCCATCAAAACACTTTAAGACGTCTTTTGCTTTGCTTATGGCAAGTGCTTATCTTAAAAAGTATAGTGATGCTGTACTTCTTTTCTATGATTCAGAGTTTGGTTCACCTCAATCTTACTTTGAAACATTTGGTATTGATACCGAACGAGTACTTCATACTCCGGTAATGAATATCGAAGAACTTAAGTTTGATCTAATTAATCAGCTTGAAAATATCGATCGTAAAGATCGTGTAGTAGTCGTAATTGACTCCATTGGTAATATTGCATCTAAGAAAGAACTTGAAGATGCAATCAATGAAAAGTCTGTTGCTGATATGTCTCGTGCTAAGCAACTTAAATCTTTGTTCCGTATGACTACTCCTTATCTAACAATGAAAGATATTCCATTGTTGGCTATTAACCATACCTATAAAGAACAATCTTTGTTTCCAAAAGATATTGTATCTGGTGGTACTGGTGTCTACTATTCTGCCGATAACATTTGGATCCTTGGTAGACGTCAAAACAAAAAAGGTACTGAAATCACTGGTTACGATTTCGTAATTAATGTAGAAAAATCTCGTTTTGTGAAAGAAAAATCTAAGATTCCTGTATCTGTTTCTTGGGAAGGTGGTATTGAAAAATACTCAGGTCTACTTGAAGTTGCCCTTGCTGGTAACTATGTTACGAAACCAAAAGTTGGTTGGTACGCTCGAGTTAATCAAGAAACGGGCGAAATTGAAGAAAAGAATTTTCGCGAAGCTCAAACTCTATCTGAAGAGTTTTGGGATCCTATCTTCAACAATACCGATTTTAAAGAGTTTGTCAAAAAACAATTTACAATTGGCCATAAAAGTGTGATCGAAGGGGATTTACTTTCTGATGAAGATGATGTATAATGATATTACTCTTGATGATTACACCTTTGCAGATAACGGCTTCAACGAATTATGGGCTGTTAAACTGCTTACTAAATATGAAGGTGTAGTCTATTGCTATGGAAAGGTTACAGCTAAGATAGATGAAATCGCGAACAATGGTGACGGTATTGCTTCTCTTAAGTTTCAATTCGACATTATTGATTCAGGTGAATTTGATAAAACAGAACTTGAAGAGTCTAAAGATTTCAAAAACTATCTTGGTGATGTACTTAACCATATTTTACAAGATGCATTTGAAAATGACAAATACAGGATAGGTAATGGCGAAGATCCAAACAACAGTACTCAGGAACTTACTAACGAATGAAGAATTTACTCGACGAGTAATTCCATATCTAAAAAAAGAATATTTTGAAGACGACCATAGAGTAGTCTTTGATACGATTGTAGGTTATGTAGGTAAATATAATCGTATTCCCACACGTGAAGCTCTTAACATCGAGCTTTCTGATTCCAACGCAAGAGAAGATCAAGTCCAAGCTGCAGCAGCATTGGTTAATGACGTGTCAAATCCAGAGCCAGTTGATATGGAATGGCTTATTGAGAAAACAGAAAAGTGGTGTCAAGATCGTGCTGTCTTTTTATCTATTATGAAATCAATCGAAATCATTAATGGTAAAACAGATCTAACTTCAAATGCAATCCCAGATATTCTAAGCAATGCTTTATCTGTTTCTTTCGATCAAAATATTGGCCATGATTATATAAATAACTCAGACGATCGTTTCGAATTCTATCATCGTGATGAGGCAAGATTGCCATTTGATCTCGAATACTTTAATAAAATAACAAAGGGTGGATTACCAAATAAAACACTCAACATTGCACTAGCTGGAACTGGTGTAGGTAAATCATTATTCATGTGCCACGTTGGAGCCGCCGCATTGGCTCAAGGTAAAAACGTACTATACATTACTTTAGAAATGGCAGAAGAACGAATTGCCGAACGTATCGATGCCAACCTCATGAATATGCCAATTGATCAACTTGAAAAAATGGATAAAGCTACCTTTGATGATAAGATCTCAAAGATTGCAAAGAAGACAGTAGGTAAACTAATTGTCAAAGAATATCCAACCGGGTCAGCTCATACTGGCCACTTTAGAGCTCTATTGAAAGAACTAAAATTGAAAAAGAATTTTAGTCCAGATATTATCTTTATTGATTATCTGAATATTTGTTCTTCGGCAAGAATGAAAGGTCTAGGTGGATCCATTAACACGTATTCCCTCGTCAAATCAATTGCTGAAGAAGTTCGAGGACTTGCAGTTGAATTCGACGTGCCAATTGTCTCAGCGACTCAAACAACTCGATCAGGATATTCAAACACTGACGTTGGCCTTGAAGACACATCGGAGTCTTTTGGATTACCTGCCACCGCCGATCTTATGTTCGCGCTCATCAGTAACGAAGAGCTCGAAGGACTC